ATACATAATCCAGTTTTACCTACAAGCGAATACCCTGCGGGTAAGGCTGTAGCAGTGAATGTTACGCCACCATTAATACTATACAACATAGCTATATCCATAATAGTGCCAGTTGTGCTAGGAGCGGCCGGTATTGTAGCTGGCATAACGATGATATCACCTACCTGAGATGTCGCTGATCCACCTAACAAACTCCAATCAGTATTACCCAATGTCTGTATCATGTAACTACGACCAGGTTTTATATTAGTGTACTCTGTGGTCATGTCATGAATGCCCAACCCGCTAGTATCAAAGCCAGCGATATTAAATCCAAGATTTATCCAATCAGCGTAAGTTGTGTTTCCAAAGTCTGATATAGCATATGTTCTACCCGGTACAAGGTCTTGCACATTAGTGAAGTAGCTATCGTATGCGCCGGGTGTTGATGCCGGTTCAAATGCAGTACCAATTGTCACTTTAGGAAGAACTTCTTGTCTCGTTAAGTAGTGTAAAAGTGAAGCATATACTTGCTTCAATGGAGAAAAGATAGCGTCATGATTTTCGATGACGCTAGTGTTGTCATTAATCTGGTCGATCAACAAGTTACTAAACACAAAATCTTCACCAATATATCCTTTTTTAGCACCTATCTTAGCCCAATCATCTACACCTAGTGTGGTGCCTGGTTGCATGATTGTATAGTGCTGACCATGTTTTAATTGGGATAGCGTTAAGTCAGCAATGCCCGTAGTCTGTGTTAGTGGTATAACTGGAGATAATGTTGGTGTTCTGTCTACGAGATCAGTCTCTTCTGACCCAGAACCTTGCGCTCCGGCGGCTTCCGCAGGGTCGGGGGAATCATTAGCACCTATCCAGTCATCATTATCGCCCGCTCCATCATAGAAGCCATTATTAAGACCAAACATATATGATCTTAATACTTTGATGTCTTCAGGTGTCACTCTTTTTGATCTATAAGTGAGGTCACCGATATGATCACGATCATTTGTACCGCTAACAACACTAGCCTGCTGTGCAAACTCGGCAGTGATTGCATTATTAACTGTGTCTACTAATGTAATCTTTGCTCTATTACCAGTTACGCTTCCGACTAATATCTCACCTAAAGCGAATGCGTTTGCTCCATTTTCTGGAACAGAATACACTCCATTATTAACACCAGTGACAACAACAGTACTACCGTCATTCTGTGCTGTAAGAGTTTCTCCTAATTCAAACACCTTCACTGTAAGTGTTTTCGTTGGAATATCAATTGCTACTATACTTGCTCTTCCAGAAAAAGCACCGGTAGAAGTGATAGTTTCACCAATCTCAAAATACTCGACCAAATTGTCATCGGCTAATGTTACTTGATAGTGACTTGAGCCTGTAGCACTAGTTACTGCCGAAGACTGTACTGGCTTACCAGTAAAGCTACCAAGAATACCACCATTCTCTGACGACTCTGTAATAACTTTCATCAGATCAAGATCATCAACTGGATGAAGAGGATTAAGATCATTACCCTTTTTTTCTGTCTTATATGCATTGTAGAAAGAGTCATATAATTTGTTTCGAAAGTTACTGCCTTGTAAATATGTGTCAGATAAAAACTCAAACAACTCAGACTTATCTTTATCTGTATTTAAAAACACAAGAGGATGTTGATACGATGTGACAATACCCGCACCAGTTATTCCATATCTTGGCATAGAACGACCATTAGCATCATTCGTCTCTATGCCTGTGTAATCAATAGTAGATCCCGGTAATATGAAAGAGTCTCCTGGGTTGATGTCTTGAACTGTAGTACCCTCAAGAATAACTACTTGATTACTAATTTTTATAAACTGCTCATCTCTAAATTCTTCTTTGATACCACCAACTCGTATTGACTGTGGATCAATGTATCCAAATCCACCATCTTCAACTTCATACCCTATAGTCCCAATCGCTTCTGTCGAGATTTTAGTTACAACGCCTTTAGCACCAACTCCATTCTCTCTTGACTTTATCACTATTGGATCGCCTACACTCTGCCCAGGGACTCTTGAAGAGGAATTTATTATAACATTAGTCAGCGACCCAGCAATCATCTTACCGACATTCTTAATAAACTCAACACCATTCTCATCAGCACCACGAACTTCTAATGAATCTTCAGCAGTAAATGTTCCTCTCTGTTGTGAAAGATACATGATGGGGGTGAGTGATCCACCAAAATTTACAAACACAATACCATCAACAAATGCTTGGGCTTTTGAAAGATCACCAATAATTGTATTACCACGTTCTATTGGATACTCTAGTACATCATATACACTGTTCATCTCAATGAAAGATTCACCACCCCATATAGAATCAGACGCTTTTAGAATATGACTCCCAGGATAAAAGACTTCAATATCTTCGTCAAAGAATGTTTTGAACAACAACTCAAGAGACTCTTTAGTACCCTTTCGTGTGTATAGATTAGTAATATGTTTTAGAACGAAACGAACATCTATATTCGGTCCAGTCTCAAGTGGTAGACCAGACATATATTTGTTTCTATAATGAATAAGGAAAGCAGATAACGTACTATCAACGTCTCTTAGTTTTGGAAGGTCACGGTCAAACTTACTATCAAGATGCTGATAATATGCCTCGATGAATCCAACAAGAAAGTCGCTATTGTCTTTATAGACAGCCGGAAACTGATTCGCAATGTCAGTATGAATGCTGTCCCTTATTTCAATTCCCATAAATTATGCTTCCAGTGGTGTTACAGTGACAGTGACATCTTCACCACGAACTACTATCACTCTATCTTTAGGTGGAACAATGTCTTTATTTTGTGTGTTAGCAAAGAACTTGATCTCGCTTCCAGTAAATGATTGAACATTTAGATCACTAAACTTAACAGCACCTGTGGTATAGTCAAGTGTACCAACAGATGGTTTAAATACTGATTCAACATCAGTACCAAATGTCACTAGCATAAGATTCCCATTACCATCATCTTGTACTGTTACAAGCTGGCTATCTACAGTAAATGGTGATGATGATACCGCAGGCTTATATGAAGAAAACCCTAGTGTATTATCAAACGCATATGGTTGAACTAGCTGTGATTCAAACGAGAACGCTGGCGACCTGGATTGACCCAAGTCAGGCACATACTCAATAATTGGTTTAGCAACAATATCAGTAGATACGATAGATACATCAGAAGAATCAAGGAAAGCCGCAAGTCGTGATTGTCTAAACGTCTTATTAAAGTCATTAAGATTCTTATCTTGATAGTCAATGACAGCAGAATTAATTTCTGTCTGAATCAATGCCGCAGACTTACTTGTCATATTAGGATCATAAGTAATATTAATAACAGCATTTACGAACAAGAACTTAGCAGGCACAAAGATAGGCTCAATAGTTAATGGAACCTTGTCACTCAGATAGCGTTGAAAGTTTGCAATCTCATAGTCAGCAACACCCTCACCACCAATTACATCAACTGATATAATGACCTTACCAAACTGTGGTGGATTTACTTCATCACCACCATACACACTAATAGCTTGTATGTTAGGAAAACGAGAACGCAGTATAGTCTCGTAGTCTTTTCTTGTAATTGCTCTCTCTTGTATCTGTGAAGCCTTCGGCGCAAAAGTCCGAATTGATTCAATGTCTTCCGCTTCTCTTCCGCCCGAAGACTGTGCAGTAAGTGTTACGCTAATTGAACTTGCGCCGCCAAAAGCGCCCAAAGTCAAAGAAGTCACACCATTAGCGGAAGCGCCAGCGGCGACTCTATATGTTGCTACAATGTTATCTGTAATTGTTGGTTGTGCGCCAAAACGATTCTCGCCAAACTGTATAGAGTACTTGCTATCATTCTCGGGCTGTAGATAGAATACTTTATCTGTCTCATCAGCACCATAGATATCGCTTCTATATGTGTGTTCTGTATTATTAACATTCACTCGTAGGCTTCGTGTATCGATACCTGAATTAGACAATACTGTATCAGTAATAGAAAGGTTCTCACTAATAATACGCCCTTCATATATGTCTACATCATTAACAGTAAAGATAGAAGTATTCGTAAGTGATCGTACAGCACTATATGCTTTATCTGTTAGGAAGTTATATGTCTTATTACCACATCGACCAATAAGTGCTGTGCCTTCTGGAATAGAGAAATAGTTGCTTGGATTATTAGGATATGTTATACTAAGATTAACCTTTGCGGCTGAACTACGTTTACTTGTAGGTAGATAGTTTAATTCTTTAGCATGAGAGATAACACTATTACGTTGTGTAGCACTATCTAGGAACATCTCGCTAACCGCCATATTATAGTAATATGTGTTATAGAATGTATTATATGATAGTACATCAAGTAGCACATTCATGTTAGAGCCTTCGTAGTCGAAGTCTTTGAATCTGTCTTGATTCTTTAGAAACGTCTTGAGTTCTTCTTTGGTGGCAAAGAAATCAGGCGTTGTTACTGGTGATATATCTGTCATTTATCTTACCCTGCTAAGATCGATTGTGAGCGATAGGTTTCTGTTACTATTTATTACACTGAATATGATCTTTACAAACACTTCATGTCGATCTATATTAGCGTTTACTATAATGTCCTTTACAATACATCGAGGCTCATATTGTCTTATTGTAGATTTAATATTTTCTTTTAATATAAGAATAGTATTCTGATCTATATTCTCGAAGAGACTACCTCTTATATCACATCCAATGTCTGGCTGAAAGAGTCTTTCTCCACGATCAGTTAATACTAGATTGCGTATACTATCTCGTACTGCTTGCTCATTTGTTCTTCGAGCAATATCTTCACGCCCAGGAATACGCTCCAGATTCGATTCAAAGTCTGAAAAGAATTCAATATTTCGTGTTCTTGGTGTTAATGCCATGTCGTCTTCCTACTATGTGGTATTATATATTTATGCGTTACTACGAGCGTTTCTTTCTAAAGCCATCTATCTCATGCTTTTCCATAAGGGCCTCAAATGGAACTCTTTCTTCTTCACCACTAAATGGAGATGGGACCATAACAAGTCCTCTTCTAGGCCCTAAGTGAAGTTGTATCTCATATTGTCTTCTTAGAATAGCAATACCAGTAAAGCCTGCTCTACTAGCGGCTATCACACTCTTTTCTAGATTGGCTCTCGTACATAATATAGTAATACAATATCCAGAGTTATGATATACCAATGCGGCGTGTCCTGTTTTATCAAATATTCCTGGCTCACGATCTACATATGCTCTTGTGACCACATAATCTTCACCTGTTTGTTTTTGTAGACGCATAAGTCTAGCCCAGACTATAGGCTTAACATCTTTCCATGATGCACCAAATCCTGTTCGAGTATCAGTTCCTGCTATAATACTAGGATGAAATGTAATGCCAGTAAATCCCGAATCATCTAGTGTGCTAATAATACTCAGTTCTTCATCTGTAGCATCACTAGGCGCTACATAATCTGCTTCTGGCTCATCAGGCTTAACTTCCTCATACTTCTTTAGAGTCTTTTCCGTCTTCTCGATTTTTGTCTTTTCACTTACTCGTATAGCACCTGCCTTAACTGCTTTCTGTGTAGTCTGGGCATCTTGCGATTTAAGTACTGTGACTTCAGACGCAACATTATTCGCCATACGATTTAGCTTCTGAGCAGGCTTCATTAATGAACTCTGAAGGTCTTGTGCCATTTGACACATCTTATACATGAGATTAGAGACTGCTTCTGGTGTAAGTCTTTCAAATGAACTTGCTAGTTTTGCTACAACTGCTTCAATATCTGATATAATCTTACCTACACTTGCGTCACTCATATAGTCATTTAGGTTGTTGACTTCCTTAAATAACTTTGTTATAATAGAAGAAGCGGCACTACCAAGTCCTTTGAGTGCAAGTAATGTACCCCCAACAGCGGCTAAAGCAATGTTCTTAGCGGCTTCAAGTGCTTTCTTTACTACATTCTCTAGTACACCAACAAGTGTTTCAAGTGTAGCACGTTGCTTCATTTGCTCTAATAGCTTCTTAGGGTCTTTCTCTAGCAGATTGGTTATGTCTTGAACGAGTACTTTAGTATTATCAATGATAGCAAATGCCTTGCTTATCTTACTACTGACATCGTTAAACGCAGAGCATAAGGCATCTGTTAGCTTTGATCCAATGTTATTTGCGAAGTGAAAGTCTAGATTTTTCAATAACTTAGCGATTAGATCAGGCAGTATTGCAAGTTTAAATGGTATTCTTCCTGAGAGTAAACCCGTTATATTAGACGCTCTTTGTATCTCAGCAAGCAAATCAGTGGGTGGTTTTGTACTAATTCTACTACCACCAACAGGCGTACTTGCTCCAGAACCAGTGTCAAATGTCGATGCAACTACTCCAGTATTACCATTGGCTGGCTGTCCAGTAGTGTCAGATATATCACCTAGATCAGCATTTGTTGATTCTCCATTAGGTAAATTAGCGTTAAATTTGACTAGTTCATCCTTGAGTTCAGTCATATTTACACCATTAGCAACAGCAAATTCAGCTAAATCGGTGTATGTAATACCATCGTCACTATCAAATTTTGCTTGTAGTGAGTCAAGTTCACTTAAATCCATGTTAGATAATATGTTGTTTAGAGCATTAGTAGACACCACTACAGTGTTACGATCAAGCACATCAAGGTTACTTTGATTGGCTAAAGTGTCTAATGAAATGATAGCTTCTTGTAAAGCCGCTGCCGTTTCAGTCAATATTTCACTTGCACCCTTGCTTCCTAGTGGTGTTGTGTTGTCACATATCTGGCTCATTACTCTTCTCCAGTTGGCATAATGCCTGTAATAAATGCTTTGAGTCGTTTAATCACTGGTGAAACCTTTGCTTTACTTGCCGGCAATACGCCTGGTGAGACAACACTTACCACTTCTGTCTCACTTACATACGAACTCTTGTTTGGTTTTTGTGTACTTCTAGCACCATCTGTAGTACTAAATGTGCTATTCGCAGTGCTTGTTCCATCACCATTTGCCATTTTAACGAAGTCATCTATACCAACTGTGCCGCCACCAGTACTGGCAATACCAATATCACCGGCTGATTTAATACCAATGACACCCCCATTGAGGCTTAATGCAGTCGTTCCATCTGCTGATAAGTGCTTGGCATCAAGATGAAGTGTCGATAATGAGTTGATTTCAATACCATGATGACCCGCATCTGCATAAGGAACTGTCTGGTTCGACACTGCAGGAGTGCCCTTACTACTAATCTTAGTGTATGTCTCACTGAATATATTGGCTTTATACGAGTCTAAGTGCATATCTCCATGTAGTGATTGTACATAGAAACCACCCTTTGTCTCCTCAGTACCGGCTTTTATCTTGATATTTCCAACTGCGCCTACGTTAATATCATCTCCTGAGGCAAGTACAGAGATGCCATTTGCACTAACATTCGTTTTTACCCCAGCATGAAGATTCATATTTGCTCTTGCTGTGACGTTAAAGTTCTCACACTCTATGTCTAGGTCACCATTAATATAGACCTTACCACTACCAGTTTCTACCTTGAGTGACCAATCTTCTTGTACGTTTGTATGAGAAGAACCTTTCACAAGGGTTGACATAACGCCTTCAGTTGTGTTATACTGATCACCAAAGGACTTAATAAAGACGGTGCCGTTCGGATCAATCTGAAACACGGAGCCCGAACTGTGGGACATCAAAATGTAATCAGAACTCTCGCTCTCATCACCATCACCCATTACAATAAAGTTATTACCTGTCTTACTAGAGAACACTCTATTATTAAAGTTATTCTCGGGCATAGCAATAGGTGGCTCGTCAAATGTTTCTTCAGATAAGGCTTGTGGTACAAAAGACTCTTGAGACGACTTCTGTAGTAGTGTCTGTCCTTTGAGTATATCTTCACCCCCAACATAACGATGAAGTTCTGGCTTACCATAGTTCTTGATAGCCTCTGGTGGTAGATAACCATCTTCACCTGCTTCACCAGACTGCCCTGGTACGTTAAGATGCATACCAGGCAATCTTCCAATGATCATAGGCTGTTGTGCTTCTCGCCCATCAATAAAGAATCCAAACACCCAATCACCTACGCTGGGAATTACTGGCGCAACACCATAAGAACCGTCTAATACGGTTGCCCAAGGCAAATCTTTTGTTGGAACACTATCTTCCACATCTTTACTAATACGAGGCGGATGTATACCAAACGCTCTTACTCTTACTCGCCCAGCATTAGTCTTATCATAGGAATCTTCTACAACTCCTACGAAATGCAACATATTGTTAAATCCACCACTCATTCTTTATCCTCATATTTCAAGTATAGTGTGTAAGCTATTGATATGATTAGCAAAATTCCTATTAGATCACCAGACATTATGTTAAGCCGCCCTTGGTAATCATTATCTGTTGCTTAAAGCGGTCTTCATTAAAGGCATTCACTATATCAGTAACAATGTATTTACCTGATCTCTCTTTATCAATCTCTCGTGTACCAGATATCGTAGTACTAAACTTAATCAATTCAAGGTTAATCACCCTGCCCGGATACAAATCAATACGCCCATTAATCTCCATAGAGATAGAGTTAACACCAAAGTGATAGTTCACAACAGGCTTCGAAGTATAGTTCTCATAGAAGTGCTGATAAGGCTTTCGCATATCCTGTTGCCCTTGGCTCTGCCCAATCTGTGGAAAGTCTGTAAGCAAATAAGACTCAGGCTGTGTAGAGGCTGCCATGTACTTATCAAGGAATGATTGTGTATGTGTTAGCTTGACCTTCGAAGGAAACTCTTTGTCGTTGACCTCAGAGGAATAATCATAGTCTCTCTGGATACGGGTCCTCGTTGTCGGATCGAGTTCCGTTATGGTCCTGCGATACATTCCCTCTTTCATATCACGAAACGTATCGACCTTTGTGCCGTAACTGAAGTCGTTTACAGACTGTTGGGCAATTCTCTGACCGGCGCCTGTGTTGTCTTCCACCGTGTT